CTTGCAAACGTTGGTGGGCAACAGAAAAACCCAATATTCGCGCAGGACATCATGGCCTGCAACCGTTGGCGGACAACAGAAAAATTAGCAATGAAGATGCCCTCGCATATTATGAGGGAAGCCAAAGCGCCTTTCGTCTGGCGCGGTATAAATTGACGAATTGACATGAATACGCCCTGCCCTCGGCGTGATAAATAGAGGGCATAATAAAATACAAATTTCATTGTCTATTATGGCGACAATAGAAAGGAAGAATATATGGCAGTACCATCGTATACCACCGACCTTATTGATATTGATCTAGGCGAAGCGGGTGGAAAAACTTGGGCTGAACCTACCGCTACAGGGTGGACTTATGGTGCCGCCCCCAGCGTTGATACAGAAAACTTTATTCAAGGTTCTGGTTCAATATCCAAGGCATTTAATGCTGTTGGCGTGGGCGGGATGATGGTTAACAACACTGCCGGAATTACTCTTCCAACTGATGGCGCTTTTTTCGGATGGTTTTATTGGGCTTCACCAAAGACACTGAATACCGACGTTAATGGCGGTATTCGCATGATGATCGGTAGTTCTCTGGCTAATTTTAATTCTTGGGATGTTGGTGGTAGCACAACCTATGTTTATGGTGGCTGGATTAATTATGCAGTAAATACCACCGTTGCCAGCGATGACGCTGTTGGAACAGGGCTTGGAAACTCACAGTATATAGGTGCGGCTTTCTGGAATCTCGACGCCATTACCAAGGGGTCGCCATGCTTGGCAGACGGTTTTAGATATGGTCGCGGTGAGGCAAGACTTGCCGACGGTGAGACTGATAATTACGCCACCTTTTCTGGATTTGCGGCTATCAATGACAATTCTGCTAACAGATGGGGGTTGATTCAGTCTGTCAACGGATCATATCTTGTAAAAGGACTTATTGTTTTCGGATATGGTTCGGCTGTAGATTTTAGAGATTCTAACAAATCGCTTTTTATTCAAAATACGGGTAAAGTAACTTCTAATTTTAATACATTTGAAGTTAGAAACGTTGGTAGCAGAGTGGATTTAACTTCTATTACCGTCACTGCTTTGGGAACGGTTTCGAAGGGAAGATGGATCACCACCGATAATGCCGTTCAAAATATTACCAACTGTGTTTTTACAGATATGGATGTTTTTGGATATGCTTCGAATTCGACATTATTGGGAACTACTTTCCGCCGATGTGGATTAGTTACACAAAATAGCGCAACATTAACTAATTGTACTTTCGATTCTACGGCAGATGCAACTAAGGCGTTACTATCCAATAACCCCACGCTGATCACCGGATGTAAATTTGTCTCCGCTGGCACAAAACACGCTGTTGAGATAAACGCCTCCGGCGAATATAGCCTGGTCGGTAATACTTTTACCGGATATGCCGCAGCCCATGGTTCAACGGGCAATGAAGTTATTTATAATAATTCCGGTGGCCATGTCATTCTTAATGCAAGCAATAACATCGGCGTGGTTTCATATCGTAATGGCGATGGTGCAACCACAAGCGTCGTTTCTTCAATTACTCTTACGCTTTCAGGACTAAAAGACGGCTCCGATATTTCTATTCTAAATGCCGGTACGGAAACCGAACGTATTAATGTGCAACAAAATTCTGGAACAACGTATAATTACAATTATACAAGTGCTGGTGAAAGTATAGATATAGGAATATTTAAAACCGGATATATACCTCTATATGTTAGAGGCTATATCCTAGGTGCAGCCAATGGTTCTTTACCTATTAGTCAAGTAATTGACAGGGCATATTTGGAATAGAAGGAGGCGTTTATGGCAAAAATTATAGATCCCGATAGTTTAGTTGTCGGTACTGAGATAAGTTTTGATTTTGGTGCAAAAACATTTACACTGATTGAAGCCGGAAACCTTACGGCAAAAGACGGAGTAACGGGTAACGCTATTTGGGCGAAATTTGTGGACTTGTGGACAACCGCTGCTTATCAGCCCTATCCATTCCCCATGAATGTTCTCGATGCCCGTTCCGGTCAGTATATTTTCGGCCAAGATCCTGGCGGCAGTTACAATGGATGGAAACCCGCAGGCGATACAACAAGGCAAATGATTCGAGATGCTGGTTGGAGTGAATATTCTGGCGCCGGTGTATTAAATCGACAATATGTGGGATTGGTTGGTTTAGCTTCTGGATTTCCAGGCGGGGCACAATTTTATTATCAACGCGATTCCGGCGGTACTGCTTATGATTTTACCTTTACGGATGCTCCGAATGAGGGTATACAGGTTTATGGAGATGCTACAAACGGCGATTTCGATAACCGCTCTTATTTTAAATTATTCTGTCGTGAAGCCAACTATACATATGACGATGCCGTATTAGCCGATGTTGGTGAGTCCGGTACGGGCGCATTTAAAGTTTCTCTGCCTATTTCCGTTGGTGCAGACTTAAAAATCACAGCAGATGATGTTGCTATGGCTGGAGCGCCGTATTCAAGCATTGGTCTTGAATATTTTGGCGTTAATCAGAGCAAACAGGTTGGCAGTCAATCATATAACTTCAGAACCATTATAGATAATACCGTCGCAAATGCTACTTTGGAAGAGATTTATACCAAGATGCAATATAATCTCCGACAAGCAGGGGATATTGATGATGGCATAGGTACTGTAGCGGGGCAGACGGCTAACCAGTTGTGCTATTTTGTAGGCGATACGCTTTATACAACTGCTGGTGTGTTTATTGAAGGGGTTATTGCGGCAGATTTAAATCGTATTTATTTCCTTCCTTATGGTTCTTCTCCTGGTAGCGAAGTCTATTATCCTTATGCGGCTGCCGGAACATTGAATTTCAACACTGCTTTAATTTCTGGTGGCACCGGATATTATCGTATGTACTTTACCAATGATGACGCTGGTAGCAATTTAGGTTATGACTACGGAACAGCTAATGCTATCACCGTAAATGATAACGACGGCTTTCCGATTACCGGAGCGATATCCGCTGCATCTATTGGATTTTCATATGACTACGACGGGAACGTACAACGGGGAACAGGAAGTAATGGTGACGACGCTCCAATAACGGTTGTAGCCGGTAATGCCGGAAGTGCTAAACCGGTTGTAGCAACCGGAACAATATCTAGAAGTAAGGGTATATCAATTACACTAACCGCAGAAACTGATCGAGCCTACCTCGATTAAGGAGTAACGATGGGGCTGACCTTTAATGGTTTGACAAAAGTAATAACCTTGACCGCCGGAACAACATCGTTGTCGGTTCGTCAATTATGGTCACGGTGGGTAGATTGGTTTCTTACGTCTGATAACTCCAAATATCTCCCTGCTTTTAGTCAAGTGGGCGGTAACGACATCGACCCCATAGTTGGAACGGCTATTCCTATTTATGCGTTTTTGATGAATGGGTGGAAACTAAAACCGCAAGAGGCAAATCATACCGTTACTATTAGTGACGGCATATTGCTTGTTGACGGTGGTGGAGACCCATTCAACAATACCGACGGCGCTTATACTGTTAGAATTAATTATCAGCAACCGGTGCAGGCAATTACTGTTGCCACCGGAGGCGGTGTCACTCCTCCAACCCCAGAAGAAATTGCTACTGCTGTTTGGGAGAGCCTGTTGATAAACCACACCAACGTCAACACATTTGGTAAATCGCTAAGTGATATGTCATACGAAACCAGCATTATCACCGCCATTCTAAAAAATAAGATGATAACAGATCCCCTTACAGGCGTGATGACTATTTACGCCGAAGACGGCAGTATACTATTAAGTGCTCAATTGTATGAGGACGCCGATGGTTTGCAGAAATACAGGGGTCAAGGTAGTGAACGCCGCGAGGAATTGGAATGATAGTTGCGAGAGGATATGGAAGAAACGTCAACAACTTCGGCGGTATTGTTTCTTGGGGATATTCTAGGAAATTTATTGCCGAGATCATATCATTTTTCTGGCAACCCACAAAGGAGATTACATTGAAAATATGCAGGGTGTTTGAGGTGAGTTGTGAACGCTGATATATTTGAGTTTAATGTTTCAATACAGCGACAATTTTCTTTTAGAATATCTGCAACTAGAGCATATCAAAGTACTTTGTATATAAAACAAACTTTAGAGATACTGGGAATTATTCAAAACTCCCTAGTGATTGCGAGGTAATATATGTCTGCTATTACGGATATCCACACAAATGATATTGGGACTGTATTTATTATTAACATATCAGATAGCGGAGTACCGGTTGATTTATCCGGCGGAACCAGCGCATCCAATGTAATTTTATTTAAACGACCAGATAGAACTACTTTCAATCGACCCGCAGTATTTGATACCGATGGTAAAAACGGTAGAATAAAATATGTTTCAGTCGCAGGCGATATCAGCATGCCTGGTGTTTGGTATATTAGCGCTAGAGTAAATACCGAAAACGGGCAATGGGTGGCAACTGCCGATACGTTTACCGTACATCCCGTATTTGAATAGTACATAAAAGAACGATTTCATTATATAGTCGTAGAAGGAATTATTGCCAGTTATTCCTTCTATGACTATACTTGGCTCCAATAGCTCATGTTGGTAGAGCGCCTCACCTGTAATGAGGATGTCAGGGGTTCAATTCCTCTTTGGAGCTCTTAGTAACACAAATTTCAATATGCATCTTTTATGATGCGATTATTTTTAAATAATAGGAGTACATAGAAAATGCCTAAAGCAAAAAGTTTGATTAGAACATCGGGTAAATCTGATGAAAAGTTAATATATTGTCGCCGATGTATGAAAGATAAAATAACAAGAGAATTCTTTTTGGCGACGGATTTGTACCTCGATAGTAACGGTTATTTCAGTGTGTGCAAAAATTGTTGCAACGAAGTATACAATTTGATGCTGCAATCAGAAGGAAATATTGTTAGGGCTATTTTACGATGTTGCCGAATGTTCAATATTGTATTTGATGAAACCGCGGTTATGGCTACTGAATCTCATCTTAAAACTATGGAGGCCAAAGGATCGAAAAGCGATAACGCCTTTGGAATATATAAAACAAAACTTATCAGTATGAGTAAACACGGATTAAAGGATAAAATAGTTTCTACCGATTTGACATTTATAGAACCGACTAAAATACTTCCTCCTAGTGATCCGCTTCAACCCAGTGATAAAAACGCAGAAGAACTGCAACAGTTCTGGGGTGAAAGCCTCAATCATAATGATTACGTCTGGTTGGAAGCCGAATATGCAAAATGGGCAAGAGATTATAGTATTAAAAATAGTGGTGAAATCAATTTGTTGAAACTCATTATATTGAAATTATTTACCATTAGACAGGCGCGAAGTGAACAAAAGCCCGTTAATAAATTGGAAGAAGAGTTTCAGGTACTTTTGAAAACAAGCGCTCTTAGTCCTGCTCAGACTAATGCAGCCACACAGGGCAAATTGGGCGATTCTTATGGTATGCTGATAAAAATGATTGAAGAAGAGCACCCTGCTGAACATTATCGGGATTATAAATTATTCGATGATTTTTTTGATATAAAAAAATATCTCAGGGATTACGTCAGCAGACCTATTACCAATTTCTTCAACGGGCGCAAGAATTATTCTATATCAGATGATGACGACGTAGTTTTAGACAATGCTATTTTTGAATCCAATGATGTACCGGAATTGAAAACTGAGATAAAAAGCGACGCAGAAAGCGAGTAGTTGTCATTATGCCAAAATCTCGCCTATACCAAAATAGTTATATCAAAGATTCGAAAACACAAGATGTTTCTCGGCAAAGAAAACCGATGATCACCGCCAAAGAACTCACGGAAGAAAAACGACAGCAAATAATCCTCTGGAATACCTTCTTCAGGCGCAATATTGTGGTGTTCATAATTGATGTGATGAAAATAAAATTATTTCCATATCAGATTATATGGATTTACCTGATGTCGATTAGTCCCTTGTTTGTGGCTATATGTAGCCGTGCATCGGCTAAAAGTTTTGTTGTTGCGGTATTTGTTGTTGCCAGAAGTATTTTGTATCCTGGTTTGGAAACAATCGTGGCGGCTACAACAAAAGATCAGAGCGGACGTATTATTAAAAACAAGGTACAGTGGATATTTGATAATTCCGATTTTTGTAAAATGGAAATTACTAAAATAACCGCCAACAACAATACTTATGAATGTATTTTTAAAAACAGTTCGAAGATGAGTGTTGTTGCAGCAAATGAAGGAGCATTGGGAGCAAGATGTAATGACCTGATTGTTGACGAATATGCCAAAATGGATAAGGCGGTTCTCGACAATATTTTAAAACCGTTTTTGATTCCCAGACAAACTCCTTTTGCTAAAAAAGAAGAATATAAAAATATTGTAGAGCCGGTTAGATCATACTATATTTCGTCTGCTTGGTATACAACCGAGTGGTGGTATAAGACGGCAATGCTAACGGCGCAAGCCATGGTTAACGGTCAAAAAGCAGGATTTTTCGCCACAGATTTTTTAACAACCATCAAACATAAGCTAAAAACTATACAGCAGATGGAAGAAGAAAAAAGAGATAATGTTGCTTTTGATATGCAGTACGGCAATATACCAGGTAATTCGAATGAAAATGCCTACTATCCTATTAATTTCTTTAAACGCACAATTCAAAAAGCGTTTTATCCTCCTAGGCGTGAGGAATATGGATTAAAAAAGAATCCATTTGATATTCCCCGCGTTGAAGGTGAAATACGTATTATGGGTGTTGATATTGCCACCAGGCTTAGTTCTGCTAATGATAACAGTGTAACTTCCTGTATTCGACTTGTTCCTACAAAACGCGGATATGCTAGGTCTCTTGTGTATATGGAAAGTTCTCATGGAGCCAACGGCATTCTTCAAGCCAATAGAATTAAAGAAATTTGGTATTGGTTTGGGGCCGCTTTCATCGCCATGGATGTCGCACAGGCAGGATCTGTTTTGTTTGATTCACTTTCTGCTCCCTATTTTCATGAAGAGTTGAGCAAGCAGTTTCCCGCGTTTACCGTGATGGACATACCGGAAATAGACGATAAGGTAAAAGCAGAATTTAAGGGAAGAACTCTAGGCATTAATGCGATTCCTATTATTTTCCCAATATCTGGAACGCCGGTTTTGAATACGGATATGCATGTTCAGTTTAGATCGTCTCTGCAAAAAAAACTTTGGTCGTTTTTAGTAGATACAGATGAAGCCGAAGATTTTTTGTTGAGAACACAAAAAGATTATTTTAGTGCAGATGATAGTGTAATGAGGGCTTACCTCTTACATCCGTTTTTGCAGACTTCATTATTCATAGCTGAAACAGTTAATTTGTCTTGGGATATGCAGAAGGGTAATCAGAACATTAAATTAGAAGAAGGATCGGGAAGAAAAGACAGATATACAAGTGTTAGCATGGCTAACTATTTGGCGTCAATTTTGGACAAGAATATATTGCATGAAGAAGATGATGGCGACGATTGGGAAACGATTATGGGTGTAACGATTACCGTATAGGTCTTGACAAAATCGTAATATTGTGGTAATATATAAGTTGTATAATAGAGAGATATAGCGACGGCTGAATCTCGTTTTCCTGAACGGGAATTCTCTCTATTTTACTTTAAATCAGGAATTATCTACAGGAGGATGTGGGTATGAAAAAATTAAGTTACGATAATGTTAAATTGTTTATTGAGAATAAAGGGTGTAAACTGCTTGATGCAGAATATATAAACCAAGATAAGGAGTTGTCTATAGTTTTTGCGTGTGGACATACCGATAAAAGAAGTTTTGCGCATTTTAAATATTATAAAAATATTTGTCCTCGATGCGCTGGATGTAAGCCTTATAAGTATGCTGATGCAAAATCTATTTTTGAGAATCATGGATTTTGTTTATTATCCGATAATTATAGTGATTGCAAAAAATCCCTAGATATTCAAGATGGTCTGGGATATAAATATACTATCAGCCTAGATAAATTCTTGAACAATTTTGTAAATAGGGGAAGTAATCTCGCAAGATTTGATATACATAATATTTATACGGTTGACAATATTAGTCTTTTTCTATCAATAAACTTCCCGCAACTTTCCTTAATTCCAAAACAAGAGTGGAAGGGCAATAATGCAAAAATGTCTTTTATTGATTATGAAGGATATAAATATTATGTAACATTTGGTGTTTTGCAGGAAGAGATAAAAAGAAACAGTTTTCCGGCAAAATTTGATATATCCAATATACATACGATGGAAAATATTTCTAATTGGATTGCAATTAATAAAAAAGACTATAGATTGCTAGATGGTCAAACATATCCTGGGGCACATGGAAAATTAAAGTTTAAATGTTTAAAATGCCCAGACGAAGAAATGCCTTTTGAAAGAACTTGGGTTGGGCTAAGATCAAAAAATGGAGGATGCAACTATTGTAATACAACCTATATTGGGCGATGTAATAATCTAAAATATAAAGAACCGGATATTGCTTTAGAATGGGATTATGATAGGAATTATCCCGTTGTTCCCGATAACGTCGCGGCTCATGCGTCGAATAAGTATTGGTGGATTTGTGGAGATTGTGGAGCATCTTATTTATCTACTACCAGCCACAGAACAGGAAAAGAACCTAGGGGTTGTCCACAATGTTCAGAATCTAATATGGAAAAAAGAATTAGGAAATATTTATTGCGGCAAAATGTAAGTTTTGAACCTCAGAAATGGTTTGAAAAGTGCAGAAATATTTTGCCTCTTCCTTTTGATTTTTATCTAATGGATTATAATGTGCTCATAGAAGCCCAAGGAATACAACACTTTAAACCTGTTGAGTATTTCGGAGGAGAAGAGTATTTTGTGAAAAGAAAGAATAACGATTTAATTAAAAATAATTATTGTAAAAATAACGGCATAAAATTAATCGAAATCCCATATTGGGATTATAAAAATATTGAAAATATTCTCACACAAGAATTGAACCTCTAAAAGAGAGGAGGACAAAAAATTGGGTAGACCAAAAAAGATAACAACAGAAACGCCTATAGATGAATTAAGCGATGCACAGTTGCAAAATATTTTAAATCTGTATGCTTGGAACGATAGTAGTTTCAAAGAATTTGCACAGTCTTCTAATAATTCTTATTTATATCCGTCCGTATTTAATCCTATGCTAACTAATGCTAGGATGCAGGCAATTACGCTTAATGCCAACGGCGAGGCAAGTGAAGCACGTGTAGCAAAAGCACTTGCTAGTCCCAGGGATTCCGAGCAGGAACTGCTTTCAATTTCAGAAATTTTAGAATACAGTAATCCCACATATAAGCGAATAATATCTTATTTATCTAATTTACCATCATGGGATTATACATATTATTGTAAAAATATTAAAAAGCCGTCAGAGTATAAGGATAAAAAATATCTGGAAGCGCTGGATGTGCTCAAAGATTTTATGTTTAGGTTCGATGTAAAGGCACAATTTTCTAGTGCGTTGCGTCAACTTCTAAGGCAAGAAACTTATTTTACGGTATTTCGTGATGAGGGCGATAGATATGTTTTACAGGAATTGCCGTCAAATTATTGTCTGATTACTGGACGATGGGATTACGGTTTACTATTTAGTTTTGACTACTATTACTTTGCTCAAGGCGGAATCGATATAGATTTGTACCCATCCATATTTAAAGAGACATATACTAAAGTATTCAAGGGACAAAATATAACCGATTATAATCCTTCGGCGAGCGTAGACGCTAGGGCTAATTCTATGTACGTCCAGCATGGCGATTGTAGTCCTATGGACGGGTTCTGGGGGTGGAAGTTTTCTCAAGAATTAGCTAGTCGCATCCCTCAATTTGCCAGTCTGTTCCCTGATTTTGCAATGTTGCCAACTGTAAGATCTTTGCAAAGAAATGCGTATTTAATTTCTGCAAGTAAGTTAGTGTTTAGTGAGTTGCCGTTTTTAAAAGACGCCAAAGCAACCGTTCGAGATGCCGTGTCAATGTCTCCGAAACTTCTTGGAGAATTTCTTGCACTTGTGAAATCGGGATTATCTAATGACTCGGTGAAATTTACAAGTGCCCCCGTTCAGAACATTCAAGGCATAGAATTTGAACACGACAACGATATGTATGCCACATATAGTAAAAATGTAACGGGACAATCTGGGATCAATGGCAACCTTATATCGAGTACTAGCCAGAAAATGAATGCGATTGAGACAAATTTATCAGCTAACGTCGATGAGCAACTGGCAAAATCCATCTATCCTTATTTTGATCAATTCATGGAATTTCAGATTAATAAACGTCTGAAAGATAAGGGATCAGAATATCGATTTGGATTTAATTTTGAGGGCACCAATTTCTATACTGATAGACAACGCAGGCTGGAAACACAGATGAGTCTGATGAGCCAGGGTATCGTCTTGCCTCAGAAGATAGCGGCTGCCGTTGGCATGGATTCGTTTGTAATGCAAGCGCAGATGGACGAAGCCCGTGAAAACAAATGGGCTGATAAACTTACGCCAATCGTGCCTGCTTCACAGCAAGGTGGCGGTGGTAAAGAATCTGGACGACCATCAAAATCCGATGATGAACTCAGTGAAGAAGGACAGAACACCAGAGATGCGGGTAGCAATCTGGCTAAAAGTGTCAAAAATAAAAAATAATAATCATGCACATAACGGGATAAGATCCTGGCTCCGTGTGCAAATATCATATTCAAAAAAATAATGGAGGAATAAAAAAATGACTATCGCAAAACTAACAAATGCAATTGCATCAAAACTTAATCGATCCAATCGTGCAGCTCAACTCGCAAATCTTGGATCATGGATTCAGAACGCTCCGATTTCAGGAAGCCACGCGGTAACATCTGGACAGGCTTCTGCTTCTGCCATCGTTATTCAGACCAACTTGACCACCGTTAGAGGCAAAATGGTTAATGTCTACAGGTCTGGAAGTCCGGTATCTGGATCTGCAATCAAGGTAACTTCTTCGGGAAGCAATCTCAATATCACTTCTATTAGTGGAAACTGGGTTATTGCCGCAAGTGACGAAGTGGACTACATCGTATTTTAACGACTGATAATATCTTAGGAAAGGAGGGTAATGCGTGAAATTATCCGAAAACCTTAACGAAGTACTAAATGAGCAGGCCGGAAAGGAAATTTTTAATAATCGTAAGTATATGATTTTGTATAGTTATTTCGACGCCTTGCGACTGACTAATATCGCCAAAATGTTTTTATCTCAAGCAGATGAAGAATATGGTCATTACAAAAAAATAATCGAATATCTTAACACCCGCTTAGGTGGCAGGCATTATCCGGTTGAAATTGAAGTTCCAAATATTCAATTAGGAAGTCCTAAAGATGCCGGACAGATATTCCTTGACGCAGAAATTGAAACCACACAGTCCTTGGAAGAAATAGCCGATATGATATATGATAGTAAATCGTATATCGACGTGCCGTTTATCCAGGAAATGTTGCATGATCAATTAATCGAGGAAGATGAAGCCGAAGAATTTATGCTGAAAATCAACGCGGTTTCCGATATGGTGCTATTTGACGCCACCTGGAGTTAGATATGTATATAGTTAACCCAGAGAAAATCGGCAACAAAGTTGCCTACAAGGGATTGGTTGCTAAATATATTATCAGCAATAATATTCCCATATTATCTCAGCAAGGCGATATTTATTATTTCAGTAATAGCGATATATTAAAAGAATGTCTATTCTATGCACCTGGCTGGATAAAGATATTGATAAAATTGGGACGATAAAATAACCATTTTATGTTGTAGGAATCCTTGGCGAAAGGAGGAAAACGTATTTGAGTGAAAAATTAAGTTTTGCTATTGAAAATATGGAACTGATAGAAGAAGCAAATAATTCTCAGTTTGCCACATTAAAGATAGATGCATTTGCCAGCGGAAAAAATAGGCACGATCTCTTTATATCCGAAGATACTCTTAGAAAAACAGCGACAACGATATTACAAAAACCCATTGTGTGGGCGTATAGCCGCGTAACCGACGATGCCACCGGACATAGCGAGGATGAGCTTCCGTGTGGTTTTGTTCCGCACGATAGTCCTATTGAATTCAGAAAACTAGAAGATGGTCGTACTATGATGTCCGTCATAGGAAAATTATGGACTAGATATTCCGGTAAGATGATGGATATTTTCGAAAGAGACCGATCAAAATCGGTTAGTATCGAGATGGAAGTTTTTGAGCAGGATAAAAATGAAGAATTTGGAATGCCTGAAATCCTGAATTTCTGCTACATGTGTATCACTGTTTTAGGAGAGATGGTTCGTCCTGCAATTCCTATGGCTAAAGCAGATTTGGTTGCATTTGCTACCAAGGAAAAACAAGATTATGAAAAAGCCTTGATGGAATTTTCCAATAAATACGGAAATATTGATATGAATATTCCGAAGGAAGTAAAAGCAAATGCCAATAAAGGCTTGGAACTATATAAATCCATGGGTATTGGTGGCACATCTGTTTCTCTAGCAGTTGCAAGACATCTTATTAAAAATGAAATTGTGGAGATGGATAAAATTAAGTCTATTCACAAATTCTTAAATTCTCGTAAGGGCGTACCAAAGAATAAAAATCAGCCCGATGCGGAATACATATCTTGGCTTCTTCATGGCGGCAACAATGCCGTAGAATGGAGTCGAAATATTGTAAATGCTATAAACGAAATAGATAGTAAACAACTATCATATTTTGAAGTAAAGGAGGAGTTATCTGTGGATGAAAAAGAAATAGAAAAGAAAGAAGAAATGCAAGAAGAACCGAAAGTCGAAGAAGTAAAAATGGAATTGCCTACGACTGAAGAAATGGCTGAAGAAAAACCAGAGGAAGAGAAAAAAGAAGAATCTCCGGCGGACGAAAAGCAAGAAGATGAAGAAGAAAAGCCTGAATCTGAAAAGAAAGAAATGTCTCTTGACAGCAATCTCGATGTCGCTGCGTTTTTAGCCATGCTTGCCGAAGAAACCGAGGATTATCAAGCCTTGGTTGCTAAACATCAGGCGGGTGAAGAATTGGATCACGCTAAAGTTTATGCCCTGGCATATGCTAAAATGTGTAAAATGGCTGATGAACTGAAAAAGGCAAAGGAAGATGGTGACGTCTATATGTCGGCTAACGAAGAACTGAAACAGTTCAAAGCAGATGTAGAAGCCAAACAATTTGCTTTTGAGGTTGAGTCCACTATTGCCGAAGTTTCTGATACCATGCCAAAAGAAGAAATTGAAAAGGCAAGGGAAAATAGCAAGAATTTCACTTTAGAAACAGTTGGCGCATGGAAAAATGAAATAAAAGCCTTAGCGTTTTCACTCGGTAAAGATAAAAAGGTTGATGATGGTGTCAACCGAATTGCTATGTCTTGGGTTGATAAAAAAGACAGGAATAAGCAAGATTTAAGTAAAGGATGGGTAAAATAGTATTACTACCCGTCGATATTATTATAACAACAAAAAAGGAGAAAAATTAAGATATGACTAATCATGCAGTGCTCGTGCCAAATAAAGTTATGGCTAAAAACGTTGATGCCTATATTCGTCCCGCAATCAGTGCTTCTGCTGTCGATAATGGTTTCGTTTTCGTGACAGCCCAAAAGACGGGGGTTTCTGGTGAGGGGGAAGTTTGGCTGGCTACAGCACCTTCAAGCGCAAGTCTGACGGCTGTTTGGATGGTTGGAGAACCCGAACTTCCGTTTGCTACCGCTGGAGACAATGTTTATAAAGGACTTGGTAGTATTCAGGACTTTTATACCTCGGCTTGTACCGTGTTTACTGGTTTTAAACTTCAGCCCAACGCAGATATTATCACGTTAACCGCCGAAGCTCTCGACAGTACCACTACCGCTGCTTTTGCTATTCCTGATGATAGCGGCAACTACAAGTGGAAGTGGGCAGCCGCCGCATCTACTGGTGTGTGCTTAAGATACGTTGCAACCACATATATTCCCTCAGCTAATGGTTCGGCAATCGGCTCTGGTCGTATTACCGCCTATCAGTTCGAGGCTTATCAATCTTAATCGTAGTCATGTTTTGACTTGACTAAAATCATTATCAAAAAATTTTCTACGGAGGAAAAATAAAATATGACTATTAAATTACCCGCAAGTGTAGTCCAGTTCGCTGCTGGCGATACGACATTATTCGATAATTTTGTCGATTACTGGAATCATTATCGGTCTGAGAATGGGACTAAACAGTTCCCCTACATCAAGGCTGATAAAGACGGCAAAGCTATTAGTTTTGCTGAAAAAGATGCGGCTTTGAATGCCATGCTTTTGCGTGAAATTTCAAAACGATCTGGTGTTGATGCGACAACCATGACTCCAGAACAGATGGCAACTCACCCTCTTGTTTCTTGGTCTGTTGGTAATATCGTATCTCAATTGATTGACGCCGTTCTTCCCGATACCATGGTTCAGGGAACTTCGGCTTACGCCGAAATTAAAGTCCTTGGACTTGGCGAATCGGGAATCTTCGACATTCGCTCCCGCGACTTGTTCCCTGTGACTAAAGTTGGTCGCCTTGGACAGCGTGAAGCTGAAATGCATAAAGGTTTTGAGAAGCAAGTTACTTTGAACCCCGAAGGGCACATGATTACCGTTGGTGTTTCCTTGTTCCGTGTTTTGACTGGTCAAGAATCCCTCGCATCGTTTACTTCAAAAGCGATTCGTTCCATCGAAACAGAGATGACCAAAGACATCTATACCGCTTTCTACAATGGTATGTCTGGGTTGTCAACCGATGCAACTACAGGATTGCGTGTTACTGGGTACTCACAAGCCGATTTGACAAAGCTAAGCCAGCGTGTTTCAGCGTTCAACGGGGGAGCCAAGCCAATTGTGTTAGGAACCAAAGTTGCTCTTGCTAGCATTCTTCCAGAAGATGCTAATTTTCGTTATGACATCGACAGCGAATTTGTGAAGCTCGGATATGTTCGCACCATCGCTGGCGTAGATTCTCTGGAAATTCCCCAGGTCGCAAACTGGGAATCCCCGTTTAGTCTTCAGATTTCTGATAGCTATTTGTGGATTGTTGCTCCTGGAACAGATAAGATTATCAAATGCGTAATCGGTGGATCGACTATTTCCAATGTCAACGGACAGTGGGATAATGCCAACCTCCAGCAAAACGCGTCATTTGTAAAATTCTGGAAAGCCGGAGTAATTACATCGAGCGTGGCCGCCACTATTGGCCTTTAATTTATTTGCATTTTGGGGTGGAGATGAAATATTCTCCACCCTTGACAAATTCGCAATATTGTGGTAATATTCTTGCAGGCGGATAGGTAAATCTTGCTAATTTACTGATAAAAGATATATCCTCACTAATATCTTTCCGCCTCATAAATCATAGTGAGATTTAATAATATGTGAGGAGATTTTAATGTCTGCTAGAATTACATTGCAAGAAGCGGAAAGAAGAGTTGCTTCCTTTTATGACGGCACTATTAGAATTATTGCGTTTACTAATATACGAAATCACGTAACAGTAGAATGTATTGTTTGTGGCAATATTTGGAAAGGTGCATCTAGAGATATTATAAACAGTATGGCTAGATGTTTAATATGCAATCCTTTGCCAAAAAGAACTCCAAAAAAATTTGATATAGATAAAGCCCAAGAATACATGGAATCTAAAAACCTGAAATTTTTATCAAAGATTCCTGTACTTACAAAAGACAAGATAGATATATTATATCCTTGCGGACACATAAATTTTTTATCATACGCCGATTTAAAAAGAGATTTTGGCTGTAAAAAATGTATGATTGAAAACTTCTATGTAAACAGATTTCCAGAAAAAGAGTTGTTAAAAATGCTTCTTGATAATTCTTTAGAATTTGTTTCTTTTCCCGAAGGCTATAAAACTGGTGCGAGCAAAATTCATTACAAGTGTTCCCTTGGGCATGAAACGTTTCGAATGGTTAGAGATTTTGTAAAATTTCCAACATGCCGTCAATGCAGAATAGATTTAAGAGCATATAATAATCGTGGAGAAGGATCTTCAACGTGGAAGGGCGGAGTAAGCAAAATATGGGTTGCCGCAAGAGCTAGGCTCGATCCTTGGACTATTGCATCTCTTCGAGCAGCAAATTATACTTGTTGTATAACAGGAGAATCGAATATACCTATAGATGTTCATCATATAACATCTTTTGAAACTATTGCTAAAGCGGCAATGGCAGAATTTGGTATAAGCGATGAAAATTATTATACCAGCGCTTACAGCAAATACGGCACAGAAGTATTATTCCGAATAGTCGAATTGCACAATAAATACGGGCTGGGCGCAGTGATGAAAAAATCAGTTCATGTACTTTACCATAAAGTCTATGGGCATGGTAATAACACCCCATCACAATTTGAAGAATTTAAACAACGTATATCGTCTGGCGAAATTAAATTGCCGGAATAATAATTATAAAATGGTACTATTGTACCACAAAAGGAGAAATATAAAATGGCACGTCCTAAGTCTTTAGACAGGGAAATCAAACCCTCGAATACCGAGGATGAAGTTTCTCAACTTCGAAAACAAGTAGAAGAACTTACAAAATTAGTAATGGCATCACAAAAAGTTGGTGGCGATAAAGTAGAAACACCCGCTGAAAATCGTCTTTTTGCCGATATTCCCCAAAATGAATATATCAAAGTAATGTCATTATGTAATAATAAATTAAATTTATCCACCGCTCAAGGCAGGCAGGGTAAACATTATAGTTTCATGAAATTTGGCGAAACCCGTAATATCGTTTTTGGAGATTTGCTAGATATTAATGCCAATCATCCTAATTTTCTGGAAGCCGGTTATTATTTGATTTTAGATGATCGTGTAATTAAATCTCAGGGACTGGAAGAAACATATGCTCACATATTAACTAAAACACAAATTGAGCAAATTCTGAGCAATCATAAAGATGCTCTTAGCCTGTTCCAGGTAGCTAATCCCAAACAACAGAAAATTGTTGTTGATTTTATCATACAAAAAATGGTTGCTAACGAAGCCGTAGATTTTAATCTTATCAACAGCATATCGAAAGTTTCTGGCGTTGATATTAACGCTAGGGTCAAAATCGTTCAAGAAATTAACGACGTTAAAAATGAATAGGAACTGCCTTTAGGTACGCACCTAATAAAAATAGTTTATAGCTACGGCAATCATTGGGTTGCCGTAGCGCTATAATACAACAGGAAGGAGGTTTATGGGAACATTATCATCGGAAATAAATGATCTGTTTCTCATGCGCGTAACCGATTACCGCTTGGACACCATCTATAATACCAGTGGAAGTTTCGTGCTTAATGAATATCTGGAACCCTGGTTGATGGACGCCATCGTAGAGTTTAACGAATGCGATCAAGCATTAACTTATACACCTACGAGCGGAACAACCGAAGGTAGTTTTTCTGTTGTATTGTCTACAGAAAATAAAATAATCCTCAGTCAGATAATGGTCAAGTACTGGATGGCTAAATCTATTAGCGATGTGCTGCAAATGCAAAATTTTGTAACCGACAGGGATTTCAAAACTTTTTCTTCTGCTCAGAATCTTCAGGCTAAGAAGGAGTACTACATTATGAAAACTGAAGAAATCAGTCAGTTACTCAATAATTACGGATTCAGAAAATTAGACTGGGTTGATTGGCAGAATCAAGATTTTGATCACAGAGCGGTTTAGGGAGGCGTAACATATGGGATTAAAATATTATCAGCTATCTCCTCCTGCTATAAGTGCAAGTTCGGTGCTGGTTGAGGAATTCGAAGCAGTAGTAAATCACCAATTTGAAGTTGCTTCTGATGTTTATGTAATCAAAAGAGAATCAAGTTTTGCCAGTGGGTCTTTAGTAGATGCAACGGTAAGAGTAACCTCGGCTATTGATAACATGACTGGCGCTCGGCTGAGTGATGACTTCAAGCAGTTGATATTCAAGCCAAGCGATACATATGTTGCCGGTATAGGTACAAAATATTATTTCGAAAGCAATTACTGGATATGTGTTTATAGTGACACCATAAAATCGTTGTCAAATAACTGTATGGTTAGGAGAGCCAACGATTATTTGCGATGGATAGGCGACAACGGTGTTTACTATGAAGAGCCTTGCTGTATTGATTATAAAATAGCCAGAAGTAAAGACACCTTGACGGCGGAGAATTTGATTATACCGCAGGGGTACGTAGACATTTTCGCACAACTAAATGCTAAGACGGAACTAATTAAGGGCGGACAAAGATTCTTATTTGGTCGTCCCAATAACAGGTTGTGCTGGCGTGTATTTGGCAACGGCGTTCAAAATACCCAGAATCAGGAAACCGATGACGATACAACTAGCAGATTGCTTACTCTAACAGTAGGTGGCTGGGAAATAAATAATGACATCGATAATCTCACCTTGGGTATAGCAAACTATTATGATAACGTCTATGCCTTGTCTCTAACACCCGCTGTAATAACAGGAAATGTAGGAGAAACACGTCAACTAGTTTCTACAGTAACCTTGAATGGCAATCCCGTAACTGCGTCCGTCGTATACACTAGTAGCGACGCCGCTAAAGTGGCGGTTTCAACAACCGGTTCTTTGACTCTAAGCGCATCTGGAGTTGCTGTAATTACTTCCGTTATGGTTAGTAATTCCACGGTTTCGGCTAGTTCTACAGTCACAGTAAGTACTTCTGGTATTTCTAGTGAAGAAGTGCGGATAACACCATCTGATGACACATTCGTTTTAGAAGACGAATCCAAGACATTTACTGCCTATCTATATACTAATGGCATACAACAAGCCAATGTATTTACATTCCCGCTTGCTGATGCCAATGTACCGGCAGCAAATTATACAATGACCGCCATAGGCAATAACACCTTTACAATAAATAACGTCAATAAATATTTAGACCATCCGCTATTAATTAATGCCACAAGTGGTAGTTTTGTAAAACAAATATCAGCGATTTTGAAGGGAGCATGGTGATATGCCTAATGTAGATCCTAATTTAGACAGTAATCAATTGGCTTATAATAAATTCAGCCTACTCCCTCAAATGAGTTATAACATCTGCTCATATCTTATGGATAACGATGAATTAATATGGAGGTTGCTAAAATATACAACTGCTGATGCTTGGAACTCAACACTACATGCCGATCTCAGCAAAGCCGAAAAAGGTGCGTTGATATGGAATGGTGAGGGCGAGGAAATCGACCACAGGGTATTCTTTGATGTAGGGCAAAGTCAGAGTTGGACGGTTGCTGCTACAATATTGAGAATAAGTCCATCTGAGTTGGTGCCAACCAATCATATCTATGGTACTTCTTCCATGGTTTTCGAAGTCTACAGCCATTACACGCTTTCCACCATGACCAATTATGCCACTAGAAATGTCAGTATTATACAAAGGCTGATAGAGGTACTAAATGGTGCCGATATCGAAGGCATAGGCAGGCTGTATTTTAACGCCAGGGCGTCGTCAAGATGTAGAGTCGGCGTAATAGGGAGTATTCCCTATAAGGGCATGTCTGTGGTTATGTGCAGCAATGCCTTGGGATAGGAGCAACTTATGAATGAAGACCTGTCGAAATCATATATCGGCAGTAACGACATATTTGGTCTGCCTCAAACTTATAAAGGCTTGGAATTTTATCCCGTCAAAATAAAAGATATGAAATATTATACCTCTTTTTACAACTTGTTTACTTATCCCAAAAATTTTGTAGCGGATAAAGATGTGATAAAAATGAGCTATCTCAGGTTTATTATTGCCATATCTGCGGATAAAGCCAGTAGAGATAAAACCATTAAAGACATTGAAAATTTCTTCAAATATGTAACCCGACGGCAAAAGGTAAAAATAGAAACCCGCATAGCCGATAGCAACCGAGAATATTCTGTCGAAAATTCAATAGCCTATGTGGTTATTGATGACGTAGAAATCAGCGAATGGGAATTTGAAGAACTGCGGGAAATCGTCTTGGAACAAAATGGTAGCAGTATTGAATATGTGAATCAGTACCATCCTGAATTGGAGCAGAAACTAATGCGTTCGCATGGCAACTCCGATATAGATTTTGCCGATCAAATATTCACGCTATCTATT